GCACCGACGACGTACCTTCTAATAATCAGTTCCGTTTCTACCTCACGGACCTCGAGACAGGTGAGACCAGTGAACTGCTCAGCAGTGGACATCCATTGACAGTTGCAAATGTCACCACTGCTGTACCAGAAGGATTTACAGTCGGTGCCTCTGGCCCAGAGACTTTACGATCCTCTTCTAATACAGGATCATTCTCAAGTTTCTATGAGCATAATCTCAAAGTTGCTATGGTAGCAACTCATAACAGAACACTTGCTCTTGGAGACATTCAGGGTACAGACCCTGAGAACAGAAGTGGGTTCGCTCTTGACCCGATGGGTTGGAAGTACACCGAAGATAGTTCCTTTGTCTTTGTAGATGAAACAGGCAACATAGCACTTGAAGGTGTAAGAGATGATAACCTACGCAGAATAACTGCTAATACAACTCAGGTTTGGCTGTTCGGTAACGGACGAAACGATGGATTTGTACAGCAGAGCATACTTGGTGTACATTCAGAAATTCCAAACAATTTACTGAATAATAGTACTGTAATGAATCCTTATGGTTTGTTCCTGACAGGTGAGAATACGACTCACTATCAAACAGGAACTACCTTTGGTATAGGTAAAGATACACCAGACTTTGGTGATTCTTACCAATTGTTTGCTGGTGATGTATCCTCCATTGAGATTGACTTTAGAGATCCTCTTATTGCCAATAACGAGCATATCACTGCACAGGGTGGATACACGTTTGCTGGAAATGTTTCCTCTTCGAAAACAGAATACGATTTTACTCATACAGGGTTGACGATAGACGTGACGAACCTATCGCCTCATCAGTTCCGTCCATTGGAAATTGCACCCGTTATACAGTTCAATATCTTTATGACAGGTGATCAATTCCATGGTGGAAACTCCGCCCTAAATAACTCTAACTCGCAGATTATATTGACGAGCATAGATTACGACTGGAGCATGAATGTTGCAGACATCTCACGTGAGATTATAGACGTAGAGAAACCTTCGCTCCAAATGACTCAGATACCTCACACGACTGATATTTTTGAGATTAAAGTAAATGCCATCACCGCAGACCCTGATGGTTCGATAATCTCTGACGTAACTGCTCCTGGGGCAGGAACTTTCTCCAGGATAAATCAGTCGCATACTATCGCCACGACAGAAGGACAGAGGCATATTGAAATCGCCCCTGTCATCATTCAACAAGGGGCAGGTCGGATTGTCACAGCAGGTGATAATGTTGGCCTACATGGTCTCCTTGTTGAAGAACCATTACAGTTTATTTTAGCTGAGGAAGACGACACTCCGATTATTGCTGAGCAGTATTTGGGAGAGGGTGGTCTTACAACAGAAACAAGTGTAGACTTGCTAGCAGAAGGTACGTACAATCTTATGGTACTTGACTCAGAGATGGGTGGTGAACCTTTCTTCTTACAGACTGAGGCAGGTGCGGATCTTGACCTTGAAATGTTTGAGGGGTATGGAGATTCGATCATAGCAGGGTACGACAATCTGCACGACTTTGTGCTGACGGAAAGGTTCGATACAGTTCAAAACGATGATTGGATCCTCACACATGATGGGCATACAATCCTCGCGAATGAACCTATTCGTGCCACAGAATCTGAGATTATTTTAGACAGCATCAGCAATCCTAGAACGATTGATGATATTGTTTTTGAAAACATGGAAAGGTTCGATACCCACGACGGAGTTTCGACTCTAGACTGAGAACCTAAATAACAAAGCAACTTTGATGCTTATACTTTTACAACTTACAGGAGAATAAAATGCCTGCTATCGTAACGAATAAGTTCCGTATTCATAACTCGGAACAATTTCTGGAAGCATTCTCGGAAGCATCGGGAACTAACCAGTACATATTCATCGGTAAGGTGTCTCCTTGGGAAGAACACGCAGCAGGTGGTGCTTGTGTCAATATCGACTCTAGTCCACCCTCCCCAACGGACACCGTAGAAAATACGGAGTACGCCCATTGGGATGACATGATCCTCGCTAAGAGATGTATCTCTGGCGACGTATCTCATGTTGTGAATCGTTATAACTGGACCACTGGTACAGTTTATGACCAGTTCGACTCACAGGATGCTACACTTTACAGCAAGCCATTCTTTGTTGTCACTGAGGACTTTAACGTCTACAAGTGTATGTACAACAATCATGGTGGACAATCTACTGTTATGCCTTCCAGCATTAATACTTCTGCTGGTGTATCGGAGACAACTTCCGATGGCTACAAGTGGAAATATCTTTACACGATTACTGCTGCTGACGCACTGAAGTTTATTACGACTTCTTTCGTCCCAGTACGTCGTGTACGAACAGACGACTTCGCCCTTCTTGGTCCTGATCAGTCTGATGGAAAAGTTTATGTTCCTGATGACGGAACAAACCAGTGGGAGATTGAGAACAATGCTGTGGATGGAGCAATTGACATCATCCTCAGAAATGCTTCTGGTAACGGAGCAGGATATCTCTTCTCTGGTGCAGATGTTGGATCATCGACTCTCGGAGGTGCAACTCCTGACGTAACTCTTGACTTCACCAACCATGGTGGTGTCAATCCTACTCAGGATGCCTTTACAGGTTCTTCACTTTATGTATCACAGTCTTCAAGTGCCCCAGGGTTGCTTGCTCAGATTGCTGCCCATAACGGAACAACCTTTACTCTCGAGGCAAATACCGGAAACTTGGGATCACAAACTGGTGATGCCAATTACACATACGACCTTACTGCGGCAATGACTGCTGGAGATGACGTTGTTATTGGACCAACCGTAACCATCAATGGTGACGGAACTGGTGCCTTGGCTTATGCCACAGGTTCAAATACCGACAACATTACTGATATCAACATCGCTGAGGTAGGTTCAGGTTACCACGTAGCCAATCTTACAATCACACAGAATGCTTCTGCTACCATTTCTACTGAAGCAGACTTCCGACCTGTCGTAAGTCCCGTCGGTGGTCACGGTTATAACATGGTAGAAGAACTGTTTGGCTACAACATCATGTTGAACGTAAGACTCGAAGGTTCTGAGTCTAACACCTTCACCGTATCTAACGACTTCCGTAAGATCGGTCTTGTACGTGATCCAATTCAGCATGCCGATGCTACTGCTCTGTATACTTCCACTCTTGCTGACCAGTGTGTCAAGATCAAGATTGGTTCACAGATTGGTGCGTCAGCAGACTATTACCTCCCTGACCAAGAAGTCATTGGCTCCTTGTCTGGATGTAAAGGTTACGTTGTTGACTACAATAATACTGCTGATGCAAATACAGCAGGAACTCTTGGATCGGGTACTGATCCTCAAATTTACCCAATGCTCCGTGTTACTGAGATTACTCGTGGTGCTAATGCTACCACAGGTTGGGATGGTGTTGCAGGTTCTTTCCAAATTGGTGAGAGAATTATGCGTATTACTACAGGCGATCCGACAGGTGTTGCCACTGACCCAGTTACCGCAGCAAACGATGCTACTTCCTCGAACGTGGTCTTTGATCCACCTGACATGAAGAAATATCGTGGGGACATTCTTTATGTGGAAAATCGCTCGCCAGTATCGAGAGCGAGTGACCAGGTTGAAGATATCAAACTTATTGTTCAGTTCTAATCACTTGGGGCAGGCGACTGCCCCAGAATAAGAGTTACGGATGCCAGTACAAGATTCACTAAATTTTACCTCAGGTCCTTACTTCGACGATTTCTCAGAGCTCAATAACTTTTACAGAGTTCTGTTCAGACCTTCGTACGCAGTTCAGGCCAGAGAACTTACGCAGTCGCAGACAATTTTACAGGATCAAATCACGAAGTTAGCCAATACCCATTACTCCGATGGTGACCTAGTCGCTGGAGGAGGTCTTGTTATTGACACGGGATTGGCGTCCATAAAATTAGAAAATCAATTCGACTCCGTCGATATTGTAGCGAATGCTTTTCAGAATACAGTGATTTCTGGTGCGTCTGACACCACTGGTACAGCCAGAGCATATGTCATTGGCGTTGTTCCTCGCGATGCCGAAGACATGAATACTCTTATAGTTAGATATTTTACTGACAAACAGTTTGGTGATGGTATTACGGTTTCTACAGACGACAATGGTGTGCAGGCAACTACAACTTCTGCTACTGGTCCCTCTAAGATTCCAAATGCGTCAAATGTTGCTTCATTGGTTTCGGTTCAGGAATCCGTCTATTATATGTCTGGATTCCTGAACTATGTTCCTGAGCAGTATATGGTGCTTGAAAAATATTCGTCTTCCCCTGATTATTCAGTCGGTTTTTACATCGATGAAATCATCGTAGATGAGAACGATGCGAATAACAGTCCTGTGTTTGACGGGGTAGATATTGGTAGAACACTCCTTGACCCTGCCAATGGGTCATACAACTTTAATGCTCCAGGTGCTACGAGATACAGACAGAAACTTGTGCTTGCAAAACGAGATTATCGTGGCTCAGGTTTTGTCGGGAATACTTTTGATAGAGATGCCAATACAAAATTCCTTGAACTCTTCCGTATAGCAAATGGAGTAATAGCATCCTCATGGGTTTCAGAGGATCCCGTTAACATATGGCACGACAGAAAAGAACATGAGAGAAAATCTATTAAACGACAAACTCTTAGCCTTACTCAGAACTTCGGCGTCAAGGGAACGACGAATGCGCAATCTGTGGCAGTCATATCAGGATACGGAACTTCCTTCACAACGGATTTCAAAGTCGGTGACGTAGTTTATTTGAGCAATCAACGATACTATGGAAATGGAACGATCTCTACTAATGGTACGGGTTTCGTTTATGGTTCAAATACACAATTTCTTACAGATTTTGAAATCGGTAAAAAGATTACAATATCAAACAAAGATTACTCTGTCGCAGCAGTTTCAAATGATACGCAACTTTATGTCGTAGGACAGACAGAAAAATATTTAAATGACCAACCTTACATAGTCTCACCACAACGTGGTGCGAATGTTGTGGCAGTTGCCAATGACACTCAGATGACTCTCAATGCTTTGGTTGGTGATGGTACTACTCAGAATATCGTAAACTCAAATACTTACTCATTACATGTTGAGCCAGGAGTAGTACAACTTGGAAATACGGTCAAAAACTTTCAGCGAACTGAAACGATGCCGATCCGTGCTCCAAGAGAAGTACAATATCTTGACACAGTGTCAGTTGGTCTTCCCCTGTCAAACTACTTTTTATGTAGTGGTGCAGGTGCTCCAAACTCTATTGATGCAGAAAATCTTGACCAGGTTTTATACTTACATACCTGCATCCAACCAAATACAGCATCCCAAACTCAGTTGATGTCAACTGTTCTTGCGACAGCAAGAATGAGAGACTTCGTGCCAGTTAACGTAGAAAATGTTGACCAGGGCAAAAATGAATATGGTACGGTGCTTTGGAATATCAAACCAACTACACTCGCAAATACAATCGGTTCTGTAGCAAACCTAACTTTTATCTCACTCAACGGACCTACGGCAGCATTGGATGATGCTTACAACGGAGTTACGATTGAGTTTACCTCAGGTGCGTTGCAAGGACAGAGAACAAAAATTGTAGATTATTTTCAGAATACATCCTGCGTTGTAGAGGAGATGCCGAACATACCAGTTGCTGGTGATGGATATCGGTTTATCTTCCAGACGAAAGATGTAAAGGCAATTTGCGTCCATGATGGACTTTCAGTCCCCACTCGATTACAAGTATCGGCAAATAATGGAGTGGATGCAGATGGTGGTTCAGTATTACTATCTCAGAGTCGTGAATCACAGTTTCTTTATGAACTTCCGTTCGAAGTTAAAACCATTCGAGACGAAAATGGAGTCATCAACACCAAGTACATTAGTAGAAAAGTTACAAATACTAATGTGGCAGGTGGCGTAGGTCTTACGCGAGCGATTTCAGTTTCTTCTCCTGCAGGTTTTACTTTTACGGAATATGATACTGCTTCTGTGGACGCAAAGAAAGCAAGAGAGTTATTCGCTATATTTGTTACGGGTACATCAGATACACTAGCAACACCTGTCGGTAACTCTCTTAACTTCTCCTCATCATATGATTCCGTCTCCCTTTCAGGAGGTGGTGCCGCAACAAAGGCGAAGGAAGTTACCTTTACAGTACAAGATGCAGGATCAGCATCAAACGTAGATGTCTACTATGCTGCTGAAACAGATACAGCAGTGGTGCCAAAGCAGAAAACTTTGGTTGAGTCTGCGACTATGATTATCACAGATCCTAACAAAACCATAGGACTGATTGATAGTTTGCAGACCATAGATGTTTACAAAATACGGGCAGTCATCGATAGCCAAGTTGACGCCAGTGGTACACCAAATGCCATTAACCCATCTGACTTAGGTGCTGCGGCAACTGGGTCTGCTTTGTCTGGTGCAAATACAATCTCATGCACAGAAAATTATGAGATGTATTCGGGTATGGAAGACAACTACTATGAGTGGGGTGGCATAAAACTTATTGGGAAACCACCAACGGGTCAGATCGGTATTGTGTTTGACTACTTTTCACACATCGACTCAGGTGGTTCATACTTCTGTATTGACTCTTATCCAAATACTTTAAGACGAGATGAGATTCCAACCCACGTATCTGCGTCAGGTAAAAAGTATCACTTGGCAAACTGCCTTGACTTTAGACCTCAAAGAAATAATTTATCTATAACGGGTGGTGCTCAGAATACTGATCCAGTTGCAAGTGAGACGATTGACAATACGGGTCAAATATGGACAAGTGAGTTTAAGAAATTTCCGAGTATTGAGTATGGCATTTCTACTTCAGTAGGTTACTACACAGCAAGAAATGATACTCTAATGATCGATAGTGAGACTGATATAGAAAAACTTGTAGGATCAGACTCTACTAAACCTTATGCTCCGATCCCAAGAAAGTCTCACTACGAACTTACAGATGTATCTTGTCTGCCATACTCAATGGATGTTTCTGATGTCAGAGTTTTCCCTGCTGATGCGATTACAAATGAGTTCTATGATTTGGCGTCAAACTTTGCCAATCAGAACATGAATGATGCGCATCCACGAACAGTTTTCTCTGCCTTTGATAATTTCGAGGGTCATGGTAAATCTGACATAGAGAATATAGATTACGCAGCAAGTATCGATGCCTACGAAAACTCGATGCATCCAAAAGTTGTACTCAACTCCTATGATCTTGAGTACTCATCGATTGCATCTAAGAATGTGGATAGTTACAGTTCAATCGTAGTTGCTGAGGCAATCAATGATAATACTGTATTCACAAATCCATACTACACCAATACGGTTCCGATCAATCCTTTCGGTCGATCTGCTTTCCGAGGGCAGATAAGTATTACTCCTCAGTTTAATAACTGGATGGATGACAACATCAGACCTTCGACTGTCATTAACATGGTCGGTGAGAATGATGTATTCGAAAAGTCTATCGTACCATACAAAGATGCAACTTACAATATGCATCAGTTTAACTGGTACGGTACCCATTCTCTCAGAGTAACACAGAGACCAAAGACAACCAGAAAGTACAGTCTCAATACAGATGACATTATGCAACCAGTTGCACCTCTGCAGTTTACAGAAGAGGTTGGAAATGGTACATACGAAAGAGACTTGTCGACTGCCTTCTACATTCCAAAGCAGACAATCTTCTTTTCTGCTGAGGGTATGAAAGCATTCTCAAATCTGTATGCTTATTTTGATACAGAGAGAATTGATCAGGACTTTGTTAGGTTCGCAAAGGTTATAAAATTTGATGATGAGAATATTGCTACAGCACTTTACACTTCAGGTGAGGAAGTACGACAGGCAGTAGAACTTGAGACTGCCGTGGGTATCGTAGTTGCGATTGCGAAACCAAGTGCTAATCAAACCTCCCTGTATGTGATTCAGACTTCTGACCAGGATTTCAGTACAACCTCTGTAGATACAGTGGACGGGCAGGAATCTGGTGCAAGAGGACAGATCCTTACGATTGAAGCAGCACCTACTGAACTTGCTGTTGACCAGTTTGGAATTGTTGCTGGTGCATTCGACTTGCCAGCAGGACGATTTACTGCTTCAGATAAGGTTTTCAGAATTACAGATGCTGATGATACTAACCCAGATGCAGTTGAGACTACGTTTGCAGAGACAACCTTTTACGGCAAACCTTTCTTACCGAACAATGCAACTACACGTGAGACATTAAAACGTAGAGCAGATAATAGTGATCCGAATGTTTACTACACAGAAGTTGAGAGACAGAAAGCAACTGCTCAGTTCAAACGTGCCTTTGCACAAGAAATTTACGTTGATCCATCAGATTACCCACGTGGGTTGTTCCTGACGGGTGGCCATGTCTATGTAGCAAACAGTGATTCGTTTGCTAATACTGGGTTGCCTTTGAAAATCTCAATGAGACCTATGGTCGATGGTTTCCCATCCCCGAGCGAAACTCTCCCATTCTCAGAGGTTCTCATACAGGCAACCGAGATCGTACAAGTAATAACACCTGACACGGCAAACAACGATACAAAAACAGAATTTACTTTTTCCAATCCTGTCTACTGTAAGCCAGGAAAAGCATATGCTATCTGCTTTGATTCAGATAACCCAGAATACAGACTGCATATGGCAAGGGTTGGTGAGACATTGCTGAATGAGGAACACAGAGTACCGAGGTTCAAATACTTCCTCGGACTTTGGAGAACAAATAACCATGGACGTTGGGACAGAGACAATAATACGATCCTGACCATGGACTTATTCCGAGCGAAATTTTACAGTACTCCGAACTCAGCAGCATTTTTCAATGTAAAAGATTTCCCAACAGTGAATGCTGCATATGATTCTTTTTATGTGAGATCACCTTACATGACTTTCGGCAACGTGGCTGAACCTAAGTTTAATTACAGGTCAACGTCAGTTGCAACAGGTACAGATCTTGCATTCAATTCTTTTCGCCCAAATCAGAACTATGATTTCTCGGTTTTTGGCAGGGAAGGTCAGCAAAGGGTGATTACGAATGATGCCAATACTTTTGTCATCAACGTAAGTATGCAAACTTGGGATGATCGAATTTCACCTGTCCTAGACAAAGATCAGATGAAACTGATTACGGTTGAGAATATTATCAATGACGGAACACTAACGGGTGATGACTTTATCATCGAGGAACCAGGACTTGGATACGACTACGATACAACTGCCTCAGGAAATACAAATGCTACCATCGTTCTTTCTGGTGGCGAGACTTACGCGAATGGCTTAGAAGTTACAGTCGCTGAGTTGATTGTTGGAGCAGGTGGTCGAGTTCTCGGTGTCGATGTTACAAATCAAGGCAGAGGGTACACAGGTAACGTAACTGCCACAGTTTTACAAAAGTCAGGTTCGACTCCACCTTCGACTACTGCGATTATCAGAGTCAAGTCGGAACTCGATCCTTATCAAGGTAACTGTAAAGCAAGATACATTTCCAAAATTTTTGAGACCAATTCACTGATCCCAGCAAAAGGTTTACGAGTTATGGGTGAAGGCATCCGACCTGGTGGCACTGACATTCATGTATATTTCAGAGCAGTGTCTGGTTTCAGTAAAGAAAAAATTACTGATGCAATGTATCACAAACTTGAAGGAACACAAAATAAATATGTATTTGGTGACGGAATTACAACCTTTGGTTGGCAGACAGCAGATAACTTTATACTACGTGACGCGAATGAGATTGTATATGATACTTTCTCTACTTTTCAGGTCAAGGTAGTCTACACCTCTGCTGATTCTACAACTGTCCCGTATTTGAAAAACCTAAGATTCTTTGCTTTCTCATAAGGTATAAATGTCAGAAGACGCAAACAGTGCAGTAACAAATTCAGATAACACGATAGCCGATACGCTCGATCCACTTGTCGAGATTACACAGGCAGATACTCTAGATCAGTTTAGACAAAGTTATAACTCTATTGTAACTTTAATCAATAACTCGATTACTGATCAGAATACTGCAAATCTTGACCATAGGTTAGCTGGCGGTAATTTGTTTTTTGGCAATACCATTGTGATGCGTGGACCAAATGGTCAATTCGCCGCAGGAGACATAACCTGTAACAATATTATAATGACAGGGGACATTTCAGGAACGATCAACTACATCGCTGATGACGATAATTCAACGATGATTAAACTCGATGGTGCAGATCCTGCCATCGATGACGAGACGATAAAATTTTATGCTGGTGGCACAGTCAATGAGATTGCCACTATGCAATCTGATAAGACGAGAATTTTCAATAATTTTACAGCAGAAGCAAATGCAAATGTTGATGGGCAATTTTACTTAAATGGTGATGCCTACACTTATGGAAATACTGAGTTTATAGGACCTGTGAAAATACCACAGGGAGTTAATGCAGATACGCAAGGTCTCGAGGGGCAATTTCGATTAAATACTGAAATAAACGTACTTCAATACTACGACATTGATGACGGGTGGGTGAATGCCGCAGGAACACTCGCAGATTTGGATGGAATAGATTTAACAGGAGCGAGTACAAATGACGTACTAACTTGGAATGGCTCAGCATGGGTCGCTCAGGTTGTTACGCCAGTCGGTACTTCAGGGATCGATGATCTGGCTGATGTTGCATTAGGTTCTCCAGCAGTAGGAGATAGACTCTATTGGGATGGCTCAGTTTGGAAAGCCAAGTCGATGGATATTACTGAGTTGACGGACATAAATTCAGATGCATGGCCACCAGTTGACGGTGCCCTTTTACACTATAATGCATCAGCAAATAAGTGGACGCCAAATACAGTAGCAAATACTTCTACGAAACGACTTGACATAAATGCCGCAGCAAATACACTTACTATAGTCAGAGAAAATAACTCTGAGTACCAGGCAAATGTTGCTCCACTCTTTGACACAATTACTAGATTTGCTGATGTCCATGTTGCTGGACTTGTAGACAAATCTATACTAGCATGGAGTGCTACAAATAATCGTTGGGAGGCAGGACAGGATTCTGGTGCAGCAAATACATCAACTGCTCATGCTGTCGTAAATCCACAGACAAGTGCTAAGGCGAATACAGTTACATTTACACGAGACAACGGCACGTTCTTCGACCTTAACCTTACGTCAATGTTTTTGACAATCGACAAGTTTGGTGACATCAATACAAGTTTGAATGCACCACTACATCACCAAGTTTTACGATGGGAGTCCTCAATAAATCAGTGGGTTCCTGGCGATGTAGAGGCAACCTTTGTTGACTTGTCCACAAATAAACTTAGGGAACTTGCAGATATAGATTTGCCTGCAGATCCAACAACTCTTACTGATAACTACGTATTAAAGTGGGATGCATCTGCTCAGAAATGGGGAGCAGAGGTGGATGTAAATGATCCAAGTCTTTTTGAACTTGGTATCTTCTCAAATGTAAATACGGCCAATGCTACTCTGACTCCCACGAAATCATTATACCTCAGATACGATGAGGTAAATTCGGAATGGTATGCTGGACCTTGGGCAGCAAATGATATGCCTGAACTCGGAGACTTAGCAGATGTTGATTATCCTTACCCTTTGGTCGATAAACCTTTACATGATCAAATCTTACGTTTCGACCAGGCAGATAACAAATGGAAACCAGGCAATGATGTGATGACAGAGATCGGTTCATTTGGTTTGAACCGACTTGCTGATGTAGATATAATTACAAATGCTCCGACTGAAGGGCAGATACTAAAGTATGATACAGCAACAGGAAACTTTATACCTGCTGACGATACCTCATACTTACAAATTCTTGGTACGATAACTATCGATGCCATGAATGACGTTGACACTCTTACAGGTGGGAAGTCGGTAGGTGACGTTCTCAGATACGATGGAACGCAATGGACTGCGTACAGTTTACCATTGGCGCCAAACGTCCTTGCTGACATACCTGATGTAAGTGCAACAGTTGCCACAGATGGACAGGTACTAAAATACAATACTGCTGCTAGTGAGTGGCAACCAGCAGATGAGTACAGTTACACTTTAGATATAACCACGAATAGTATTTTTGAGTTGATGGACGTGACAACCTCAGGTCTGTCAATCGATGATGTACTCAAGTGGAATGGGACTTCGTTTGAACCACAGCCAATTACAGATCCTACGTATACACTTGAGGATCTGACCAATGTATCTCCAGGACCTCCAACTGTTGGCCAGGTTCTAAAATGGGATGGGTCATTGTGGGCACCTGCAGAAGATGTCAAACTTGAACTTGGAAATCACAAACTCCAAGAACTACAAGATGTTGATGCACTGAATAGTGCAACTGCTGGTGACCTTCTTGTTCGTGGCAATGGTACAATGTGGGAGTCCAAAGATATTGGTGATGCGATAGGTTCTGTATCCAATCATAATGACATTGATGAGAATACCGTACCAGTTGATGAAAATGTTTTAGCTTATGATGGCACCTCTAGTAAATACGTACCGACTACAGTTGAGTCACTGACAAGGGCAAAATCTTCTGCCCCTGCTACTTCGATTGGAAGTGCAGGTGACAAAGCAGGAATGATTGCTTATGCAGGTGACCATTTTTACTGGTGTGTTGCTGATTTTGATGGCACCTCAGATATTTGGAAACGAGTACTAGCAACAGATACTTCTTGGTAAGGAATAAATGGCAGGATATTCACCCTTAGTAGCAATTACAACTGTAGATACGATCAGCACTTTCGATGATTGGAGAGTGCTAACCAACCAAACCATTTCGCGAGTCAATAACGCAGTTTCTTCAAATACTGCTACAGGATATTCCGACCTTATTTCCAGATTAGTTGTTCGTGATGAGAATGCATCGTTTACTGCCAACGATATCACATCAAACAACATGTACGCCAACGTAAACTACTTTGCACTGGCGAATGGTGAACAGACAAATGCAAATACTTCAGTTACAAAATCAGGTTTTTACGTTGGAGAATATGACCCAGCAAGTAATACATATGGTAGTGGTCTCGGTGTTGTTGATCCTATCACTGATCCTTCAGGTATACGGTCCTTAGTCTGTCGTACCACAGACGCAATTTTACTGCCACGAGGTACATCAGGCGAAGCACCGATTAATGCTGAGCCAGGGATGCTACGTTACGATACTACGGTCGGCACCCTAACTTATTGGAACGAAAATACTATCAGTTGGAAAACGATTGGTGGTGGCGAACTGGCTGACAGAGATGTTGATACGATTATCAAAGTGGAAAATGCACCAGGTACAGACGAAGATACTGTCAGTATTTTTGTTGGTAATACTGGTTCACCTTTCCCTGTCTTTACGATCAATGCTGCAACAACGAATACTTCAGTAAATGCTGTCTTCAGAGATTTTGTACTTTTCGAAAAAGACATAACAATCTCAGGTAACTTGACAGTGCTTGGACAGCAGTCATCAGTTGATGCCGCAAGTCTGTCAATCGAAGATAAAAATGTAAACATTGGTTTGGTAAATGGTCTGAGAAATGAGTGCGTAGGTTTACAAGATGGCACAAACCTCAGAATCAGAATGCCGTTTATTGACAACACAACTGGCACAGGTGCACAGGTACCTCACGGATTAAACGTCGGCGAGTTGGTTTTTGTCACAAACATCAATGACATTCAGAACTTGGATGAGGACATTTACGAGGTAGAAGCAGTACACGACATATATGAGTTTAGTATCAAGCGACCTGATAACATTGCTATCGGTTGTATCGTTGGTACATTTGCACCAACAGTTTCTTGGGCAGGTCCTCAGTCAGATGCAGGAGTTACAGGTGGTGGTTTCCAACTCCCTGGTAATACAATGCATGCTCTGACTTGGGAAGATACGTCTCAGTACTTTACCTTTACTGATGCAGTAAGAGTTTTGAATACAAGTGCATTTGGTCTGCCTGTCGGTAACAGTGGACAGAGACCTAACCTTAGTGGTGGAGCAGGAGACAATCCTTTCGTTGACGACATCAAAGGTGCACTAAGATACAATACAGAATTGAATGCTCTAGAGGCAATCATGACTGGTGGTGGAGGTGGTGCCACGAAACACTGGGCGACTTTCCACTCAATGATTGACTCTGACGATGCCTCTGATACTTTTATCAATGTCTACGGTAACCATCAGACACCTACGGCAGTTACATCTGCTCCAGGTCATACTCTAAACGATATTACATTTGTAACTTCGGGCACTGAGAGATTTTTCATCGATGCCTTAGGTTACGCTCACTTCACATCTAATGGTGGTCTCGTAATTCCAAAAGGAACTACAGCAGAGCAACCACGTTTCCCGTCGCTTGACACAGGATCTGATACCACAAACCCACTCGACTCACAGGGTGATGGTATGCAGGTTGGTATGATTCGATTCAATACTGAATTGAACGTATACGAAGGTGTTTTTGCTGACGATTCAAGTACAGATAATTTACGTTTCATGCCTTTGGGTTCTGGCACAGTTGATACTGGATCAGGATCAGGCAACAATACATTTTTAAGTGTATACGGTAACGATTCAGATCCCTTTTCACATGACCCAGGTGGAAACCATGTGGGTATACAAGGAAATGCTGCTCATACTCTGGACGATGTAATCGTAACTATTGCGGGGAATAAGAGATTTTTTATCGACTCAACAGGATGGGCAGCATTTACGTCAAATGGCGTACTACAATTTCCCCGTGGAACCACAGCAGAGAGACCGACCAACGTTGCAGGTGGTCTTGATGCTGGTTCGATGCGTTTTAACATGGACACCAATGCCTTAGAAGTTGTTCTGAATGATGGACTAACTTGGTCAGGTGCAGGTGGACTTTCTGACTCTGCAGATGGGTCAGATACTTTTATCAGTCCATACGGTGATGCCACGAACGCAACTGCAACAGCGAATGATGCCAATCACGTGCTGAACGATATGTCATTCGTTACTGCTGCTAGCGAAGAGATGTTGATCTCTGCGAACAGTTGGATTTCATTACATACAAGTGCAAACTCAGTGGCAGTCATGCCAATCGGAACAAATGCACAACGTCCATCTGCCTCAGGTAATGGATACCGAACTGGTGCTACACGTTTCAATACTGAAATGAATGTAATGGAATGTCTCCTCGAAGGTGGGGAGTGGGAGTCAATGAGTGGTGGTCTTCAGGACTACAACAACGGAGGTGATACTTTCATCAACGTATATGGTCATGCTACTGACCCAAGTGCCATTACTTCAGATGCTGCGCACGCAGAAAATGATATAGTTTTTACGACCAATGCAAAACATATCATGACCATGACGC